TATGTCATAGCTATCACAGCCAAATGCCCCTATGTGATCATTACCCGGATATTTAACACCGTTTTTTATTACCTGCCTATTTTGCAGGCCACGGTCTGGAACCCAGCTAACTTTAAACCTTCCCTGGGGATTAGGCGTAAATCTTACTTTAGTATCTTTAATACCGTTTTCCCAAGAAAAACTCCCAGTGGTAACAACGCTACTATTCTTTAAGTCTTCGTTATAGTCTATTTGTTCGTATATTTTTACTAAATTAAATATACTGTTTTTAGTCTCATCCCGGAACGCATGCTCCTCTGTTCGTGGAAATTGCCTATAGAACTCATTTAGAGCATCCTGATCGCCTTTTAATCCCTCAACCTCATTATCCCAATGTTCTATAACCCCGACGTCTATAACGTCTCCATATGGTCCCTCACAATGCTTAAGTGGGGTTTCGAATACAGGCATCCCAAAAGAATCAATGAATCCTTCGTAATTCCATTCCATAGGTATGAACAAAGAATATAATCCTGACTTAGTTTGTCCGTTTCTATTTCGTTTGGTAACATCAGAATCATTATATAATTTTTTAAAGTTCTCTCCTCCCTTGTCTAATGCGTTCGACGTTGAGCCCATCATACATTTGCCAATAATCCTGGCTCCTAATCTTAGTGTCGTTTTTGTAACCCTCCAGTTATTAAGGATGTTGTCTGGCCTTTCCCACTTCCCCGATTCATCGTGGACGAGAAGTTTAAGTTTTTCCCCATCGTAGGAGTTGTCGCCTGTGTTCTTCCAGTCGATCGTGGTATCAAGCCCCTCGAGTAATTCTTTATCTTTCTTATTTTGTATAGACTTCCTAGTGAGTCTACTGGCTGGAATCCTATAGGCAAGCTCGGTCTTTGGCCTGTCCATACCGTCCTGGATGGGTTTGAAAAAGAACGGGTAGTTGACGGATATTGGTACAACCTTGTCTGTGAACATTTTCTTAGCATCCGCTCCAGACTTAGACAAGATACCGTACCGTGCATCTGACGTAATTGTCGCCAAATTAACGGTCTCTGCTGAAGACATAAATGAAAATCCTGAACGGCGGTTTTTAAGGTAACACATTCCGTAAGATCGTGCGTCGGCTTTACAAGCCTCCCAGAATATGAAGAATAGTCTGTTTGCTTCCCTAAAGTCTGGCTTCCCAACGTCAATCTTGCTCCACTGCAAGTACATAAAGTGAGCGCCAGTAATGTAAGTAGCCATGCTCTTATTATTGAACCAATGGCCTTCGTCTCTTTTTTTAAATTGTTCATCTATATATGGTTCCCATTTTTCTTTAAAATCGTCTGGATAATCGCGCCAATCAAATACACTAGATATATTTTTTAGCTCTCTAGGGTATTCCTCTGGCGTCCATTTATCGTAAGTTTTATCTAATTTAGCCGGAGCTTTTGGTAAAGCTATTTTTAACCCTTGTATTTCGTAAACTTCTCCTATTTGGCCGGTTTTACTAATAACGACGACATCATGCTCTTTGCTATACCCATACTGCCATTTTTTACTTTTATTTAGCCTAGATATAGTGTTTAATTTAATAGGAGTTATAATCTTTAATAAAGCCTGTTCGTACATTACTTAGATCTTTTTTCAGCAAACCCCTTAAACGACTTAGGCTTATCATCTTCTTTAGGTTTGTTATCAATTATTCGCTCCTCCTCGTCAATACGATTTAATATTTCAAACGCATCGAATATTGCTAATTTTTTAGTGGCTGCCGCATTTTTTAATCTATCAGCGGAAATATCATCATCAGAATCCACAATAGCCTCCTTGGCTACTTTAATTAATTCCTCAACTGCTTTATGCCCAGCTTGGATTATATTCCTCTTCGTTTCCTTGATATTCATATTTAATTGTAATTTGATTTGCAGGAACTCTATATAATTTTTCTTTGTTTATATAAAAATCGTATTCAAAACCCAGCTTATAACCTATCAAAGCGCCTTGTTCGATGGACCCATCAGTGTACTTTACAATACCAATTCCGGGTTTTTCAAAATCTATAGAAAACATTTTGTCTTCTTTTAAAGGCTTTATAAAACAAAAACCTTTTAAGCACTCCCATTCTTTTTTTTTGACTGCAAAAATTTGATTCTCGTTAACAAGATATTTATTTTCCTCAAGGTAGCTCCTGCTGTTTTTTTCTTTACCCCTAATGTCGTAGAATCTTCTAAAAACATTGTGATGCAGTATTACTTCGTCGCCTTTTTTAATGTTGGTATTATTTATAAGCGGTTCAGAAATTACAATACCTATTCTATTGACGTAATTGTGATTTTGAAGCTCGGTATTTAAAATAATATTTTTATTACCTACGTTCTTTATTGAAGTAGTGCTTTTACCTTTAGGAGTTACTATAAAATCTAATAATGAATTCATTAATAGTCTAAATTATATTCTACAGATATCGCCATATTCTTATTAAAATCTTTCCACGGCAGCACTTCGTCTTTCTTTTTAATATATATAGAGTACTTTTCGTCTTCTTCTATTATATTATATATAGTATGACCACCATACACCTCCTGACCGACAGAATAATGCATGGCGTCATTCTTATAATTTGATCCAATGCTAATCTTCCTTATTAACATTTTCTTTTATTTCTCCAGTATTTATATCAACACTAACATCTCCATAAGCTTCTTTCAGTTCGTCTTGGAATTTTTGTAAGCCCACTTGAGATTCTGAAACCCTATGCAATATTTGGTGCTTTTCAATATCTAGTCTTCCTAATTCTAATTGTAATTTATTAAAATTATTAATTAATGTTTTTAATTCTTCTAATTCTTCTTTTTTAATTTTTTTTGTTTTTGCCATTTTATTTAATTTAAGTGTTTAACATATAGTTAAGTATTACGTATTTACGCGTTACTTTAATCCTCTATCGTCATAGTTACTGAAGCCGGGTTTTCTAGTTCATCAATTTGTGAAGCAATACTGCCTTCAATAGCTTCAACTTGCTCTTCACTCATAGCTTCTTTTGTCCAGCCCACAACAACTTCGTTTGTTAATTCGTCAAAAGGTATAAACTCAGTTTCAGGATTTAAAGTTACTATTTGAGTTCCAATATTAGTTGCTGAATAATCTTCTTTGACCCCTGTTACTCTCCAGTGTACATTATACACTACATTTGTCTCACCCTCTTCCTGAGGGTATACATCTACCGTTTTGCAATTCCAATCGTATGTTATCATTATTTTTATTTGTTTATTTTAAAATTCTAGGTATTCTTAAAGTATCTATTTGTTTTCCGGATTCTATATCTAAAATTTCATATGTTACGGTTTCATCACACACCATCATTCTGCCTAATAGCCCTATTGGCCTACCCTTACATCCAAACACAACCGTTGATCCGCTTGATCCATCTTTACCATCTTTACCATCTGCTCCAGTAGGTCCAGTAGGTCCAGTCGCGCCCTGAGGTCCCTGAGGCCCAGTGCTTCCTGTATCCCCTTTTTCCCCTTTAGAGGTAGCTGTTGTTGAATCTTTACCAAAGGCGGCTTTAACAAAAGCGTGCACCTCTTCTAGGTCTTGTCTTATATTTTCTATTTCTTTTAAAAGATATATTGATTTTGTATAGTTATCATGGTCATTTAAAAGCTCAGTTATATCTGATACTGCTGCTATTTCTGAAGCCACTTTAGATGGTACGACTATCTCTCCATTAGAATCTTTATAGGCTCTTGTTGTGTCCCCGCTTTTATAAAGCTTTTTTGTTCTTATGTTATCGTTTATATTAGCCATATTAAGTAATGTTATATTCAAGTGTTATAGTAATAGCTACGCCCCCCATGGTTTTAGATGTTCCAAAGGGCTCTGTAGTTTGATACAAAAGACCTATTAAATCTCCAGCATTAAAAGTAAAATCACTGTCTGCAAATTCATAATAAGCGGTCATGTTTGTACTAGCAGTATTAGCCACAGTTGCAGCGTATGTTGTTGCAGATGTAACATTGTTTACGTGTTTTTTAAAATTAACTGCAGTTGCAGTAGGTGTTGAACCCCCTCCGTGTCTTACATATACTTTTTTAACCCTGCCATCATAAGCAGCAACCATTCTATTGTATGCTTGAGCGCTAGTTACCGTGGCTGTAGTATTGTAAGAGGTAAAATAATAGTTAGAGTTTTCTACTTTTTCAGCCCCATAACTAATTACGTTTTGTTTAATATAACCTTTATAAGCGTCTGTAGTTGCTGTTGCTTTTACAGCCCCATTAACTTCAAGTTTTTCACTTGGGTTAGTTACCCCTATACCAGCATTGCCTGTTGAGGTTTTGATTGTAAAAACATCTGAATTATTAAGATTTACAAACATTCCGCCGCTACTAGCATCACCAATCAGCCTTATTCTAGCCAACGTATAAGGTGATGTTCGCTTATAATGCGTCCATTCAGACCCAATAAACCCTGGATTTTGGTGCCAGGAAATTCCCCCCATGTTTGGAGAACTATTGTTCGCATAAGCATAGAGGCCCTGAGTAGGATAAGTAGAGGTGGAGTTTAATCTTATGTTTCCATCTTGCACAGTAAGTTTATCGGTAGGGCTAGTAGTCCCAATGCCTACTTTGCCAGCCATATCACAAGTTAAAGCTGTACTAAAATTAGATTTTAAAGTAAGAGTAGTAGCTCCTAATATTACACCTGACTGATCTAAATTACTTGTTCCAACAGAAAATGCAGCTGAATAACTATCAAGATTTAACCTACTATTGCCCGATACATTATTAAGTCTAAAAGTATTGCTTCCTGTGTTATGAATTAAAGATCCTTCTTGAGTTCCTGATGAATTATCGAAAGAAATAGTGCAGGGCGCAACTGATAAGTCTGCTTGTAGTTTTAAAGTAGGCGCAACATCATAAATGTGTAATTTAGAGCTTGGACTAGTCGTCCCAATACCTACTCTTGATGTTCTACCGTCTACGACTAGTATCTCTGACCCTGCACCCCAGCTATTACCTATTTGTACATATCCTTTCGTAGTACCGTCTGCTATGTGCGTAACAGCCATTTTACTTGTAGTTCCTTGAGTAAACCTTAAACCGTTATATGTTTGACTTGCGTTAGAATTAACTAAGTCTAATAAAGAACCTTGACTAGTTCCCTCAAGTTTTGTAGTAACTATAGCAGTGTCTCTAACGTGCAGTCTTCTATCAGGACTAGTAGTTCCAATACCAACGTTGCCTGAAGAAGATACAATTCTCATAAACTCACTTGAGCCTGATCCAAATACTAAAGGTTTTGATGTATCACTTGATCTCATATATGCTGAGCTGATACTACCATCATATCCAAAAATAGCTCTACTTCCTACCATTGATATATAATTACTATCAGAAGAAGAACCTCCACTTTGTATTTTTATATTTCCAGCTACTTCTAATTTTTCACCTGGACTAGTAGTTCCAATACCAACGTTGCCGTCTCCTTTTACATTAAGTATAGGGCTGCCAGCATTTTTTCTAATAACAAAGTCAGGCTCTGTTACTCCACCGTCCATTCTAAAATCAAAACCACCGTAATTATCTGCTGCTTCGTCTTGAATGCTTTCAAACCTAACGTTGTCATCCATTACTTTTATAGATAGCGCTTGGCTAGTGCCTCCCAGTCTTGTTATGTAAAATGGAGTTGTTCCAGTATTAGTGTTGAATTGAGCGCCCCCGTCTACGTCTAACTTATGATCTGGACTAGCCGTTCCAATCCCTACCCTATTATTAGCAGTGTCTGTGTACAACACGCCGTTGTCCACGTCAATTCCATTAAGAATTTTAATTGACATAAATTAAATTATTATTTTAATATTAGCTATAAGCTACTGTACCCGTTGTTGCCCCTTTTAATGATGTAATAAGAACTTCTATGTTATTTGTTGGAACCGCTGAAAAGTAAATTGTAACCTTGCTTGTAGAGTTTGTACCTGCTTTGGTTTTTCTTTCTACTAAGGCAAATACCGTTTCCTTTGTTGTGGCGTCAAACAATTCAACCATTACGTCTTCAGTACCTAAGCCGTGATTGATCTCAGCGTATAAGTTTGCACCTGAAACTGAAGCCGCTGAAATTGTTGCTGTAACTGATTTACAAGCCAATGTGTCTGGTGTCAAAACTCTAGAGCCGTCCACACCAGCTAAAACTTCCGCACAAGTTGCTAATTCTACAACACCTTTATTTGTTGTACTAGCGTTTTCAGCGCTAAATGTTATTGTTTCGTTACTTGACTGGTTCAAAGTAAATGCTCCTCCTCCGTCTAATCCATCGCCAGCGTTTAGAGTTATAGTAGCGTCGTTTGGAGCAGCTCCAGCAGCAACCCAACTAAATGAACCATCGCCGTCAGAAGCTAATAAATAACCTGAAGTTCCATTACCAGAAACATTAAGCTCAGTAGCTCCTACAACATTAGCGTCTATATTAGCGTTTAAAACAACATTTGCAGCACCATTAAAACTAACCGCACTGGCTGTAATATCGCCAGTTATAGAAAAGTTTCTTGAAG